TCTTTCGAGTTCTGTAGAAACCATCAATAAGATTTTTTGTTTTACCACACACTCTACACTTTCTATCGGTAAGATAGAGATGTTCTATCTGAAATTGTTCTTCAACATTCATTATTGATATTCCCACATGTGAGACATATCACCATATTCACCAACTGATGCATTAGACCAACGATCACCCTGAGCATCGACAAAGCTAGTATCTTCTAGACCATCAGACATGAATCCAAATGGTGCCATATCCTGTTCAATCTGATTCTTCTGCTCGTCATATAATCTCTTTCTAATATCTTGATCCGTCAGTTCTTTGAAGTAGTCTTTTAAAACTAACCAGGCATAGATCACAAGACACATTGCCAGGTCATCATTACACCCCTCTTCTGCTTCAAAGGAATTGTGTTTTTGGATGAACGTTGTCAACTCTGAGATGATATCATAGTCATTGAAGATTAACTTATCTTCTTCAATCAAAGTCTTTAGATTCAAGCATCCTTCTTTCTTTACGGTCTTGGACATCTTGACACCCAGTTGTGTCTTCTTGCCAGAAAATCCCTGACCAACAATTTGTCCTGCTCTACCTCTCATAGAGCACATTAAAATATTTTGATATTCGAGATCATACTGTAGGATTGATGCTACCTGATCTCCAATATCATTCACCTCACATAAAATATATGCGTTATTATATCCTCGTACAGTATCGTAAATGATACTTGGGAATAACATTGGTTTAATTTCATTATTTCTATATCTTGCTACAACTACATGTGGATATTGTGTGATGTCTATAACGATAAATGCAGAATAGTCACACCCAACTCCTCTAGCTACGTCTACAGTACATACATAATCATGATCTGGTTTAGGATCTTCATAAACGTATAGTCCTGCATTCTGTTTGATTGGGTCAGTATAGACCATTGTCCTAATCTTACTAGGAGATATCAGTGTATCAACTGATCCTAGGAATTCACATTCAAACTCAACCTTAAATTGTTGTTCTGAAGTGTTAGCAATAGTTTGCCTCTTCCACTCAGAATCTCTACCAGGAACTTCAGACCAGTGAACCTCGGTTGCAACATAATCATTTTTCTGTCTCTCTGCATCATGCCAATATCTGTAGAAATGGTTCATGCCGTGAGGCGTTGAAACCATAATTACTTTTGTGCTTTTACCAGAAGAAATAGTAGGATAAACAGATGCAAAGAATTGGTCTGCAATATGGTTTGGAATAAACGCAAATTCGTCGAGGAAGATGACATTATATGAACCGCCTCGGACAGCAGATGCAGATGTAGAAGCTGCCAGTATCTTACTGCCATTCTCCAACTCCATGGAACCTTTATTGTAAACCACAATACCTTGCTGCATCCATTGTGGTAACTTTTCATATGCAAATTGCAATCTTCCAAGAAGATCTCTAGCAGTTGATGCTTTGTTTGCTAGAATTGCAATGTTTACATTGGCATTAAAGATGGCATAATGTAGTAGATATGATACACACGTTGTAGACTTTCCAGTCTGACGTGGCATCTTGCAAATATTGAAACGGTGTTCGTGGAAGTTCCTCACCAATTTTTCCTGAAAAGGATACATCGAAAAAGGAACCTCACCCTCATCTAGTGAGACGATCTTAATATAATTCTTTGCAAAATATACTGGATCGGACTTACATTTCAAAAACTCTTGAATTTGATCACCAGTAAATTCAACCTGAACGTTTGCACGTTTTAGATTGGGATTACCGAGATATACTGCATCAGACATTAGTCTTCCTTAAAGAAATTTGCAACTGCACTTAGCGCAGAATGAAAAGCAACATATAGAAAAAATTGGTCGGAAGATTCCTTCTTCATTTTTTTCTTATAAGTCATGGGAGTGCGAGCCATAATAATCTCCAAAATTTCAACTATTTAACAATTCTCATAGAAATCTCAGATTAGCAGTCATTAAATACGCTACCAACTGTAGAACCAATACTAGAACCTGCCTTCTGTCCTAATAGTAATGCCCATCCACCTGCTAACCAACCCACGTATGGAATACCAATAGCAGCAGGAACAGCCACACCAGCAGCAATAGCACTACCTGCCATCGCACCTTGTGACCGTGCTCCAGCGTCCGCCACTAAACACTCTTCTTCTTTGGCAGTCAACTTTCCCTCGTTGTCTCCTCCAACACCTCCTAGGTTTCGTGTACCTTCCATAGTGAACTGATCACTACGATACTCACGACGGTTCTCATATCTCTTACCACCAAAGAAACCGCTTTGACTTTTTTGAAGGTCTAAGGATTTCTCCGACTGTAGAATTTTAGGATCGTTTGCACGATACTCAATTTCATATCCATCCTTACCTGCTTTGATAGTATAGGATGAGTAAGGACCCCGAGGAATATTAATTGTAGGAACGTTTGGAACTTTTGGTTCTTCTGGTCTATGGATTACATAACCCAACAAACCAACATGTGCTAAAGCAAAGAGTCCACCTAGTGTCAGTGCAATACCCTTGATACGCGACTTGTTATTGAAAGTATCCATGATCAGAATGGCAATGCGCCGCCAGTTGCAGATGGAAGTGCAGGAATTACACTGCCAGTAGCATCAGGCATTTCTGGAATCTCTGGCATAAGTCCATCTAGCATACCAGGAAGAGCGCCAGCAACTGCTTCTGTTGCTGCCTTAGTTGCTGCTTCTTTTGCTTGTTCAATAAGTGAATCTTTATTCAAATAAACATATGCACCAGTACCTACAACGGCACCAGATACAGCAAAAGACGCAAGCGCAAGTACATTAATAAGTTTTTGCATTTTAACCTTTACCTTTTTTTATAGGCCATGTTATATGTAGTCCATAACAAAGTAGAGTTATAAATCCAAACACAAATAAACCACTCATCATCAATCTACCAACGTCCCATGTGCTCTACGAATCTCACGAAGTGCTTCAAGGTTCATATCCTTGGTTCCACCATCGTATGCGTGAGCATATCCTTCTTCAATCATTTGCTCGTTGAGGGACACAGACTCGTCCCCAATGTAAAGCCAACCCAGAAGACGCCCGTATTTGCCAGTGCCACCAACAAGTTCAGTCCTAACAGACAACTCATCATCACCAGCCAAAGTGCCTTCGAGTTTTTCTTTGAGCCAGTTTGTTGCGTCGATTCCAAGTGCTTTCTCCTCTAGGTTTCTCGTCCTTTTCTCTGGCGTATCAACGCCTGCAACTCTAACTCTTTCTTTCTTGTATAGATCAAACCCGAGGTCGATAGTAACGTCAATAGTATCACCGTCAAGAACACGATTGATCTCCGTCACTCTGAAGTTGTAGCAGCTCTTCCTGCTTGGTGGTGTCAGTCCTGCCATCTTCTAATTCTGCAAATGCTTCTCTTAGTATGTATATGACTACAAACAAAGCACCCGCAACTGCAAGTATCACACATATAATCACTGACCACACAGGATCATCTAGATTTGTACTGGGACGTAATATAAGATTCATAATTTATTAAATCGATAGTCTAAAATTATTCTATATAAAGAATCTCTTAGATGCCAAAGATGCTCTTGCTCCTGGTATGGACGTGCTGGTGCTCCAGGCCAAAATTTTATAGTCTCTTGAACTGAATGATGCAATAGTCTAATATCTTCTATTCTCAAACTAATCTCATAATCTGGAAGATTTGGGTCGTTCATGGATTTCTTGGATTAATTCCTTGATCAGTGAGGTATTGGATCCACCAGTCGGCGTCTTTCATGTATCTCCAATTAGGAACTTTTTGACCACGTTCTATAACATAATATTCATGAAGAGCATCATCTATAGTCTGTGCGATCTGTAAATTCTTCTTCCTCCTCGTCAACATCTTCATACGGATTGTCCACGTATGGTCCTCGTTTTCGTAAAGGTTCTTTTCCGACATAAGAGTTTTCTGTGTTGATTGCAGATACCCATACGGCAAGTTTCATTACTATAAAAATTAAAACCAGTGGTGTAAAGCAACCGATTAAAATTACTGGATTCATTCCTATTTCCCCTCAAACGGTTCCCAGTGCTCCCAACCATATTTATGAACTGCCCACATACCAATAATGGGGACGAAGACCAGGCACCATGCCAAGACTCCAACTCCCCAAGGGTTGTTTAATACTGTTCCACAAAATCTAGCAAATTGTAACATCATAATGGTAATGGATAAGCGTTTACTAAACCCCAAGACACAAAACCAACAATCAAACCTAATATAATTGTTGCTGAAAGACTAGTTTCTGGTTTCATTTTTATAAATCTGGCCAAGGATCTGAATTATGGAGACATGACCTAGGATGTGTCCACTCTCTATTTAATTCTTGTAGCTCCATTTTTAACTTTAAATTTTCGAGTTTCAACATAATGTTTTCTTTCTCTAACTTTTTAAGTTTCTTCCTGAGATTCATTTCTTGTTTTCCATAGTTCTAAAAAGTACCTATCAACTAGATACAAATCACCAACTGGTGGTTGATCTTCAATCTGAGACCACTCTCTACATACATCTCTCATTTCTAAAGAGATGTGATCTGGACGAAACATTCTACCAAAAGAAGACATGGCAAACGCAAATCGCATTCTAATGCGCTGTTCCATTTCCTCTGTAGGCGTCGGTTTCATAATAGTTATTTTCACCTCTTCTGTGCCCGAAATATGCGGTGGCACATATAAAGGGTAGTGATCCGAAAAGTAGGACATGTGCTAGGGTCATTTACCTGGTTGGGGTTGTGGAAATATATTAGCAGGTCCCGTGGGCGCTGCAAGTTTTGCTTCGATAACACGACAAAGGCGAGCAACTTGTTTCTTGTCAGACCCACAAGGAGCATTCTCTAAACACCTGAGCATTAGTAAGTCATCACTAATCTTTGGTTTAATAGTAAACCCCCATTTATCAACTTTACCTTCTGTAGGTGCTTCGACGTAATCAAATTCACTTGCCATTAGATAACATTACCTGGAGATAAGGATTGGAAAATTTTAGAACAAGCATTGATAGCATGACTTGCTCCATATGTACCAGAGAAAATATATGAGATTCCCAACTTAGAGCAATACTTCTCAAGCTCCTGACATTTTGATATGTCACTGGTGCTATGATCAATAATAATATCTCCCTCTTCAAGTAATGGCAGTAACTCATCTAGAGTGTCTTCTGCTTTTTGCTCTGGGAGTGTGATCTGAAAAATACCAGGAATTCTTCCTGCACTGGTATATTTCTTAGTGTCTGATTTGACTGCCTGAACAAGATACTCTAGTGATGTCACACATCCACTGATATATCCTGCTTCATATTGTCCACAGGCATTCTCATAGTTGGTGCTACTGTAACCCCAAACTTCAATTCCTTTTTCAAGCATACGTCGGGACATTCCTTCACCAGT